CACCCAAATACAGCTGGCATGCGTCGCCCGGCTGGATGCGCCGGGGTATGTCGGTCTGGCCGGGCCAACGGTCGGTGGCTTCCAGAGCAAAGTCACGCGCCTGGCGCTCAATGCCGGCCGATACACGCACGCTGATCCAGCCCGCATAGGTTTGCCCGTTGATCAGCAGACGCACCGTGTTGGTGGCATCGGCACTCATCGGGTCAGCACCTTGAGGATGGCCATGCCTGCAAACAGCGGGTTTTTGTTTTTGTTACGCGTGGCAATTTCGGTCACGCGCATGGCGTCTTGGTAGAGCTTGTAGGCGGTGACCAAATTGGGTATGCCGCTGCTGGTGCTGACGCTGGTAAGACGGGCGCTGTCTTTAGACCGGCTGGTCAGGTCGCTCCACACCGTGCGCCGGGCAACTTGCAGGGCTTGGTAGGCGGTGTCACCGGCGCGGCGGGACTCACCATCGAGCGCGCTGGTGAGGGTTTTGCGCAGGGCGATGGAATCGTCATACACGGTCGCATCCGTCAGACTGGACGCGCCCACAGCCTGGGCCAGCAGGCCTTGACGCCACAGACTATTGACCGCCGCACTGTTGATGCTGTTTTGCTTGCGACTGGGTGTGGTGTCTAAAAATGAGGGCACGGCAAAGCCGGAAGACTTGGCCAAGCGCACCAGCGCATTGGTGGTGGCCATCCAATTCAGCGTGCCATCGGCTTTGCTGGTGATACGCAAAAACGCCATGATGTTGGTAGCCAGTGCAGTCGGGTCGCTCAAGAGCGCCAGCGAGCTACTCAGCGCTGATTCGCTGTTATCGCCATATCCCACGGCCAATATGCCCGGAGATAAATCGTCTTCCATTTCCACAAATCCACTGGTAATCGACGTGCGGGCATTTGCCACCACAAAGTCTTGCATGCCATCTACAGAAAAAGCTGCGGCAAAGTCGGTGATAGCGGCCTTTTCTAAACCCGCAGCAGCCAGACGCGATTGCGCGGCAGTGGAGGCCACGGCGGCCGGAAAGGTCAGCTCTCCGGACTCGACAAACGACAGCGATATGCGCGCCTGCCCCAGCCCGGCATCAAACGACACGCGGGCCAGCTCTTTGAGCGACACCTGCATGGTGCCAAGCCACGGATGCACCAGCGTGCCGGGGCCCGGCTCTTCCAGCGCGACCAGCAGGGCATTAGCCTGGGCCACGTAGTCAGCACCCACCACAAAGGCCTGTATGCTGATCTCGCGCGTGGCACGGCCCAGATCCTCAGCGTAGGGCTTATCGCGCTGCGGGTAGGTGTGCACCTCTACCCGGCGACCTGCCGCCAAGTCTGCGTCCACCACGCAAAAAGGCACGCCCCGAAAGCTGGCGGGGCGCAGTTGGTCTTTCAGCGCCATGCTTACGGTGCCCCGGTGGCAAAGCTGCGGTAGCCCACGGCCACGCTGATCGGCACAATGCCCTTGGGCCCGGCCTGCTGCACGCGGGTACCGGCGGGCGCACCGTCGATGCTGATTTTGATTTCACCGTCCACGCGGCCCCCTGCGCGGCTTTGCAGGGCCGACAGCGCAGCGCCCGGCGGCGCACGCACCACGGGCGCAGACGCCCCCGGCACGCTGGTGCTGCCCACCAAGCTGCTGGCAATACCGGCCAGCTCACGCGCCCAGTTGACGATGGTCATAAATTTGTCGGCGATCCAGTCGAAGAACGAACTGAACCAGCTTTTGAGCGTGTCCCAGTTGCGGTAAATCAGGTAGGCGGCTGCGCCAATGGCAGCAAGCGTCAGGCCAATAGGGTTGGCCATGACCACAGCGCCCAGCGTGGCAAATGCGGCGCTGATACCGCCAACCCAGCCTGCTGTGGCAATAGATACCGTTGCAATCCGCAGCATGGCCAACACGCTGGCGCTGGATGCTGCGTAGGCCTTGATTGCCATGGCACTGAAAGCAAAGCCAGTTTTAACCAGCGCAATCACCAAGCTCCCCAGCGCCATAAGGGTCTGCAAATTGATCAGCACCACAAAGCCAAGCAGCGCATTTTTAGCCCCACCCACCATGTCCACAAAGCGCCCCATACCTTTGACAAAGTCGCTCACGCCTTGCAGCACTGCGGCGAAGTCAATGGTCTTGAGCCAATTGCCAAAGTCACGCGCCATCTGCCCTACTTGCACAGACACGAGCCGTTTATTGGCCGCCCACCAGTCGGTGAGGCTTACGATGAGTGGGCGGATAACAGGCACCAGCTCTTTACTGACCGTTGCACCCACGGCTGTAAACACCAGACGCAGCTTGGCAAATTCGTCGCCCAGGTCTTTCGCGGCGCGGATCTCACTGGCGCCTATAGCGCCTTGCAGCCGGTCAAATTCGGTCATGTTTGCGCGCAGGCTGTCACCCCCTTCAGTGAGCAGCGGCAACATGCTGGCGTAGCTTTTGCCAAACGCAGCCATACCCATGCGGGCGCGCACGGCGGCGTTGCCATTGCGCTCAAAGGCGTCACTCAGCTCGGGCAGTAGCTCTGCGCCACTGCGCACCTGGCCATTTGCATCGCGCAGGCTGATACCCAGGCGGGCAAACAAGGCGGCCAGGTCTTTGTTTTGCCCGGCAGCGGCCTGCCCGATGTTGACGTTGAGCTTGGCCAGCGCGCTTTGCAAATCTTCCACACCCACGCCCGCTTGCTCTCCGGCAAACTTGAGGCGTTGGAACTGTTCGGCAGTCACCCCCGCAGCGAGCGCACCTTTTTGTATCGCCTCTGCAAACTCAGTAAAGCCCACCACCGAGCGCGCCACAGCGGCCACCGACAGGCCGCTGAGCACCGTGCCTAGCGCGGCCAAGGGCAGGCCCACGCGGTTGCCTAAGTTGCCACCGGCTTTGACCACGTCGGCCAGGTGCTTGCGCGTGGCGCGGCTGGCGCTGTCCACGCTTTTAAGGGCGGCCAGCATGCCAGCGGCGTTGGCGCTGATAACCGCTTTGAGTTGCCATTTGTCTGCCATATTTACTCCGAGGGTTTGGATTTGTGGGCGATGCGCTCAGCCTGGGCGAGGTAGGTGTCAAAGCGCGCCAGGCTGAGCGCGCAGATGGCGGCGGGGTCGGTGTGCCAGAAGTGGGCGACGTCAAACACCAGATCGGTAAACCGGTCTAGGCTTCCGTATCCCCATCCCCGAAAAAACCCATCACCGCGTTTTGCCCTTTCTGGAAGTCAGACATGCTCAGGCTTTTGATGGTGGACAGCGGCACTGCGCCCAGGCGCATGAGGTAGTTGCCCACCACCTTGGCGCGGATCTCCACGCCCACCGAGTTGCCGTCCGCGCCGGGAATGAGCAGCGTGGGCTGGCCCAGCTCCATAACGTCTTCAACGGTGACCGGGCGCAGAAGGAGCTCGGTGATCTCTTTGCCATGCGCCATGATGGGCTTGGAGAGCGTGATGGTGACTGCCTCGTTCATTGCCACTGCCCTTTGTCGCCGTAAAACTCCATATCCACGGTGCCGTCTTCGGTCTTGACTGGCGCGTCACCAGCCAAATAGGCACCGCTGAGCGTGTAGACCATGCTGTTGGGCAGCTCGACGGTGATGGTCAGATCAGTGCCCTCGGTGATGCCGTCCAACGGGAAGTCTTTGGTGAGGAAAAAAGTGCCCTTCACGTATGGCGCTACGACCGTTTCCTTGTAGCCAATCGGTCCACTGGCCGATATAACGGTTTCGCGTTTTTTGTCGGACATGGGCAGCTCAATGCTGCCATTGATCTCCAGCTGTTCGCCGTCGACCTTGAAGTAGCAGATGCCTGCAATACGTTGACCCATGGTGATCTCCTAAATTGGGGGTGGGTGGATGTGAACGGGTGGGCTTAGGCGTTGCTGGCGTACTGCAAGCGGAACTGGTTGAGCACCGCAAAAATGCGCAGTTGGTTGACCAGGTCTGGCGGCAGCAGCACATCAAGCCGGTTGGGGTTGTTGGCATTGCGCTCCACGATCAGGTACTTGGCAAACAGCGCGGCGTTTTCTACCAGGCCGTCGAGCTCCATGAGTGCGTACTCGGCCAACAGCTCGCCCCGGATGACCGATGGCGTGACGATGGCCTGCCCCGCACCAAAGCGCGTGCCGTCAGAAGCCAATTTGTGGCGTGGGTACTTGGTGGTGATGCGGCTGCGCAGGCGGCGGGTGACCTCGGTGAGCTGGTGCAGGGTCTCGCTGTCCAGGTAGCTGGCGTCGGCATAGCCCAGGGCGTTTTTCTGGTAGGTGGTGATGGCGCGCTCCACGCGCAGCACACCACCGCTGACGGTGCTGGTGGCCATACCGTACTGCAGTAGGCTTTGCCGCTCAGCCAGCAAAAAGCGCTTGCCCGCACTCGGCACCAGCAGGCCGGTGAGCACGGTGGTTTGGGTAGGGCGGCCCGCGTCAGCGTTGAGGCACACGGCGTTGGCGGAGCCATACGATGCCGCGTATTCCCACACCGGGCTGGGCGTGTCAGCATCGATCGCGGCGATGGTGTGGTGCGGGTCGTTGCGCAGGCCGCCAGCGGTGGTGAGCGCAGACAGGGTGCCGCGCTGCGCGGTGTACACATGGCCGTAGACCTGGCGGCTGTAGGCCCAGCGCCCGGAGGTGTTGTTGTACTCGGTCTGGAAGGCGTCCAGGCTGGTGCTGTCGGTGTAGGGCTGGATGACGTAGTCGTATTCGTCATCGCCCATGGCTGCAATAGCGCCGGTGGTGAGCACGGGGTTGGTGGTACCGCCGCTCAAAAAGCCAGATCCGCTGTAGGCCAGGGCCATACCCGCAGGCAGGGCCTCCCCGCCGGTGTAGCCCGCGTAACTGTCTTGCACGGTGATGTCGTTGCCGGTGAGGCCTTTCCAACGGCAAGTGAGCGTGACCACGCTGCTGGCCACGGTGGCGGTAACGGGCAGATCGGTAGCAGAGTTGATGGCTGCGCCAATAGCAGTGGCGATGGTGGCAGATGCGTCACCCGAGGCGACGCCCACGTTTACTTTTTGCCCGGCGACGTACAAGGCAATGGTGCCAGCGGCGGTGGCCGGGCCGCTGACGGTGATGGTGCCGGTGGCCTGCACGCCCGCCGCAGCGTCTGCTACAGCCAGGCACCAGACCTCGCCGATGGTATCGGTAGCGCGGTAGAGCGCATGCATACGCGCCAGCATGGAGCCCACGCCAAACAGCGCTTTGGCCTGGTCGGTGGTGCTGACGAGCACGGGGGTGTTAACCGCTTGCGAACCGGTGCTGAGCTTTTGGCCGATCAGCAGAGCGCGTTTGTTTTGCGTGAAATAGCCCGCCTGGCTGGCGTCCATCTCCGCATAAAAAAGCGGGACGCGCAGGTTGGTGGGGATGGTGGGAAAAGAAACAGGCATGGTGGCTTACTCCTTGGGTGTTTGGGTAGGGCTGGCGGGTGCATCGACAAGCGGTGCGCACTCGGTCACGTCTTCATCGAGCAGGCGGCGCTGCCAGTACTGGCTGGGCTCCACGGCGCGGCCTTGCGCGGGCAAGGTGTCGCCCCGGGCGGGGTCCGGCACAGTGCGGCCGGTGGCGGGTTTGAGGTACATGGCAAGGACTCCAGGGGTTGAAAAAACAGAGGGTGAAAATCAGCTCGGCAGGTTGCCGGTTTTGGGAATGGTGAGCAGCACGTCGGTTTGCCCATCGGGCGCGCCATTGGCCAGCATGTCGATGGATACGCTTGCGCCGTCAAAGTGCGGCAAGGCGGCCAGCGCAGTGGCCTGGTAACCGTCGGAGGCGTCGATGGTCATGCTGGCGGTGAACTCAAACTGGTACCACAGGCGTGCGCGGTCCATGGCGAGCAGCGTGCCACCGGCGTACTGGATGGGGCCGTAGGTATCGCTGGGTTGCCAGCCCAGCAGCGCAGACCACAGCAGCGCGCGCAGGGCATGCATGCTGGTGGCGCTGCCCTGCCCGCGCGGATCTGCGGCGTTGCTGACACACACCACCACGGCAAAGGTATCGCGTAGGTTTTGCCGCACGCTGTTGGCCGAGGTGTCGTCGTCAGGGTTGTCGTCCATGGGGATGACAAAGGCGCAGGGCAACGGCAAGGCGGTGGCTTCGTCCAAACCTTTGAACTCAGCCGCACCCGCCACGTTGTCGCCAAACGTAGCGGCGCAGCGCGTGCGCAGGGCCGCGATGATGAGGTCGATTTGCATAGTGGTGGGATGCTGGACTTAACGCGGCACCAGGGCGTCGCGCAGGGCGGTTTGAATGAGGTCCTTGACCGCATCACGCTTAGACATCAAAGCGGCTTGGATGTAGTTGCCACGTGGCGCAACAAAATATTTATCCGAAGTCCGTCGCTCAGCGATCAATGCGGCCCGTTCACCGCGTGCGCGCCGGTTCGATTTACCCAGTCCCTCGCCAGCTGCCAGTCGCTCAATCTTTCCTTGCTTTTTGACTCCGTAGAAAAGAAATGCCGGATAAAACGCATTCATTTTTGGGGTTTTCTTGACGCCTACTTTGATCCAGCCACCACCATTGGGCGCTTTGGAAACCACGCCAATGGCGCGCTTAAGTTGGCCCGTGTCAGTACCAGGAAAAGCGCCGGGCTCTGAGATGGCTTTGCGTGCAACAAGTCGGCGGGCTTCTCGGCGAATTTCGGCTGCGCCCTTCACCAGTGCGCGACGCAAGACCTTGCGGTCATAGTCAATGATTTCGTGGAATTGCAAACCCACATTGATCTTGACATATTGACCCGCGTAGCTGCTTGTTAGCTTTTCCATCACAGTCCTCCAATGTCTTTCACGGTCACGCGCGTAAACCGCCGCAGCCCACCCAGATCAATCGCATCGATCACCCGCAGCCGCCGCCCATCGAACTCGATGACATGGGCGGCGGTGATGTCGGTGGGTTGGGTGCCAGCGCCCCAGCGCAGCCATACCAGGTGCGTGGGCGCTTCGCCGATGGGCTGGCTGTAGCGCAGGGCCAGGCCGTGGATGGGCTCTACCTTGGCCCATACGGTGGTGCCGGCGCTGTAGTTGGCGCTCAGGCCATACACCCCGCTGGGCATGTCGGTCCAGAGGCGCAGGGTGACGCGGC